AATCTTTTTGCCCTGTTCACCAAAGCGAATGATTTTTTCTTTGCCCCCTTCACACGCCTTTACGATGTGCGATTTTTTAGGGTGAGACGGAGTGGCACGCGGTTTATTGCATGCCATGTCTTTCTTGGATACAGGTTTGGTAGCCATACCAATCACCCATAGAGTAGAGTAATTGATGCGGTGTCGGTCACCGTACCATGCAGGGCGTTGTCCGCAAGAATACCTTCCCCCGGTAGCGGGATAATGGTGTATCCCGCAGTACCGCTTGCAGCGGTGTTAACCGTCATGAGGATTTTGCCGGTAGACCCATTACGGATAACCACAGAACCCGCACTGCCGCCGTTTACAGCGTAAATCGACTTAATACGGGCACGCCCGATGGCGAACCCGTTTTGGTCAAGAAAATTACCCGTCGAAGTTAGCGGCTGCGTCGCTAGTACGTCATATTGCATGGTAGGCATACGAGCCTCCTATTAGACGGGGGTAGCGACAGTTGTGCCGTCAGAACCACGCCAAACGTCAGCAGCGGTTGCGCCAGTAGCGGTCAGAATTAGACCCGAAGACAGAACAACAACCATCTTGCCAGTGTACTTACCAGTGGTGTTGATTGCGTCTGCGACATCTTCAAGGGCAGCAATGGTCAGTGCGGGACTTGCGGTCAACACAAAGTTACCGCCAAGGGTCAGACTACCAGCCGAGGTAACGGTGCCAGTCAGGGTCAGGCCGTTAACAGTGCCCGTGCCGCCAACCGAGGTCACAGTACCTGTGCCGCCAGCAGAAGCCCAAGACAGGTTGCCGTTGCCGTCAGTGGTCAACTGTTGACCATTGGAGCCAGCGCCGTCGGGGAAAGTCAGGGTAGTGTCAGCAGACAAGGCCGCTGGGGCTTGAATAGCGAGCAGTTTTCCAGAAGTGGAAGCAACGCTAATGAAACCGTTTTCGGACGCAACTGGTCCGCTGAAAGTCGTGCGACTCATGAGAATCTCCTGTGTTGTAGCACATCACCCCGTATCGTCTCTACAAAGTCTGCTAGGTCAGTCGATACAGGTAAAAATCCTAGACGTATAAAGTGTACTGCATCCAGCAAAAAAGGGAAGGGGGTTTATTCCCTTCCCTTTCCTTTTAGGCACCGGGCGAACCGAACATGCCCAACGGATCGGACCAGCCGAACGAATAACGCTCACGAGCCTTATATCGTACGTTGCCAGTGTCGAAATCCCCGTCCATCGAATTAGCCATTGGGGTACGAATGAAGTGTTTCATACCGTTAGGCACATCGGTGCAAAGGAACCATGCGTCGTTATCCGTCAAATAGTGGTTAACGGCATAGCCTTCAGGGATCGAACCGTTGTTCTTCAACGCGTTGATGTCGTTGTCAGCCGTAGACGTGCGGAGTTCAGTCTCCAGAATACGGGTTGCAACGAATTGCAGCGAAGGAGGAACGATCAGTTTGCGAGGCTTCGCAGCGATCAACAGACCACGTTCGTCAGTCCATGCAGCGATCTGAATAACAGCGGCTTCAAGAGAAGTCTCGTTCAGGTCGGCAGGAGTGGCAGGCGTGTTGCTGTTGGTGCCACCAGAGACTAGCGGGTGTGCAGTCGAGAACAAAGGCTGACCATCACCACCAACGAAGGCGGAGTTGAAGCCGTTGTTCAGGTTAGCAGCAGCCTTAGTCTGCTTGGTGTACGCCATAGCACGAGCCAAAGCCTTGGTGTAACGAGACGACAGAGAGTCGTACAGGTTGTCCTCGATGGCCTCTTCGGTCAGCGAGAAACCAAGAGCGATGGTTTCGTGGGTGTAGCGAGCCGTAAAGACTTCCTGCGCGTTATCGTAGGCAATCGCACTGCCTTCGTTCTTCACCGGGGCGGCGGAGAAGCCAGACAGTTTGGTTTCCTCTTCAAACGAACGCTCGGAGGTCTCGGTTTCGTAAATCTCCTTGTGCTCTTCGCCATAGGTGGCATATTCCATGCCAAAAAGGGCGTTCAAGCCGGGGAGGAGTTCCTTAAGTAGTTGTGCGCGTGAAATAGCCATTTGTCACTCCTTAGACGCCGGTGGCATTGAGATACTGATGACCACCAGCCTGACCAGTAGCACTTGGCGCGTTCCACTTCACAACCACCTCGGGGTAACCGACAAAAGTCAGCGTCACGGTACCAGAAGCGGTAGCGTTGGCAGACAACGTCAGCGAAGTGCCCGAAATGGCGGAAACAGTGGAACCAGCGGCAACGCCAGTACCAGAGACTGCCATAAACTTCAGGATGTCAGCGTTAGCAGCAGACAGGGTCACTGCGTCGCTTCCGCTAGTGGTAGTACCCGTAGCAGTAGTCACGATTGCAGTGTCAGGGACCACGTCAACAACGCGGAGCGGCAGGGTGGCAGTAGTAGCCGGAGCAGAGACATCGGCGGCGGAGTTACCAGTAGTGGTGCTGCCAGTGTTGTCAACCATTTCGACGTTATTGCCAACGAAGGTGCGTGCAAAGGCAGCAATTGCAGTGGTGCCAGAAACAACCGCAGCCTTAAACAGTGCATCAGGATCATCTTGGACATAAGCCACGATGTCGTTTGCAACAGTGCTAGCAGGGTAGTACTGACGGAACACTTTACCGAGCGTAGGATCGGTATAGGAGCAGCCAAGGAACACACCAATGGGGGTCATTGCGGCGTCGGGAGTATCACGCTCCAGAGTACCAGAACTCACCAACTTAACAGGATCACCATAGAAGATGTTCGTGTCGTAGTTGGAAGCAATGGGAATCTGGCGTGTGGCACCAGCGAACACCTGACCGCCGATCAGATTGATCGGTAGAAGCCCGTAGGGCTTCGAGACGGTAGGATAAGCCATTTTGTTACCTCACAAAAAGTTATTTGCCAGAACCGAATGACGTTTTGGATTTCTTTTCAGAGAAAAGGGGCATCCTCGGGTCATTCTCTCTCATAAAGTTGCTGTCTACAGCGTCCATATTGTCTTTGGTGATCTTAGCGTAGTAGTTACTACGCTGCTCAACAAATTCAGTAGGCATCTTGCAAAGCAGCAACCCGGCGACCTCAATGTTGTCTTTGAAACGACTGTTGGGATCGACTAGCAGTGAAAATTTGGGTTGCTCCTCAATACGGACAGGCTCCCAACCTTCTCGTAGTTTTGACGAGATGTTGCGGGCATCAGCCTTATCGAGCATAGAAATCCTTACCCAGCGGTACGCATAACCCGGCTGCTTATCTGGTTGCGGCAAGGTTTCGGGGCGCATCCACTGCTTGGGGCGCTCCGCCGTACTACGGGTATCCAATTCGCGTGCAAGTCTATTTTCTGCCATGTTAGTTCTCCAATGTTTTTGCATATTCCCGGGCGTACTGCTCGGGGGTTAACCCCAGTTTCTTCGCAAGGCTTAGTTGCGATTGTTTCAGCACAATCCGCTTGGAAGACGTGCTTCTGGATGCCGGAGCAACCACAGTGGCAGGTTTCGTTTCTGTGCGCGTAACGGGCTTGCCGCCCCCGTTAGTCGTTTGTGCTTCACTCTCCGAGATACCGAAGTACTCGGGGAATCGACGACGCATTGTACTGTCAATGCGCTGCCAGTAATCATCGGTGCCGACATACTGTTTACCATTCTCGCGTTCCAGTTTTTGATGGAACCCGAGGGCTAGAGCAGTCATCTCCGGGTCCGTACCCCACCACGGATTGCGCTCTTGCCACGCAAGCGTTTTGGAGTCAGGAGTAGGAACTTGCACCCTCTCAGGAGTAGTGTTTACCTCAACTTCTTGAGTTTGTAAAGGGGGGCGGTAATTATTTACCTGCTGCATCTTGAAAGAAGCAACATTAAACTTCTCCTGCGCCGCCATAATCTGGTCGGCATCCCCCGCGTCGTAAGCCTCTTTATAGGCTCGCTTCGCCATCTCCAACTCAAGTTCTACAGCACCTCTTACGGTGTCGATGTAGGATTTCTCACCAGCGGTGAGTTGAGTCTTGAGACGCCTGTTTTCCTCAATAGCGCGTTGAGCAAGAGTAATAGCCTCCTGCTGTTCACGCAAAGCAGCCTCTTTAGCACGACGCTCGTCATGCCAAACTTTCTTCATCTGCTTGAGGCGGACTTTTACTTTTTCCGAGTAGTCCTCTAGTTCGTCTTGTTCAAGTTCATCGACGATCTCTTTCGGGAGTGGTTCACGCATACGGCCCGTTACGGGGTCGCGGTCTTCAGCAGGGGTATCGTCAACAACCTCAATATCGGGTTCCTGATTTGCGGGTTTACCCTTAGATTCAGGCTGTTTAACTTCCTGCTCTTGGCCTTCGATTTCAAACTCGAAGTCATCTTTTGCTGCGGGTGCTTTTGGTAGAGGCATGGCTCACTCCTTACTTGCGCGAAATGCCGCGAGGGTCTTCCACAACCCCCTCAACACTGTCGTCGTTGATGATTCTGAACTCACGACCATGAATCTTCAGTCGTGTACCTGCATGGGGGCGGACCAGAATGAAATCCCCCTCCTTGCACCAAGGGCCACTTGGAAAACGGCTTGGGTCTTTGAAGCAATCCGGACCTAACTTCACTACGAATAACACCGTAGTCAGTAGTTCTTCGTGCTGTAGTGTGATGTCGGCTTTGACGATACCACTCTCGTACTTGTCCTCAATGTCCGGTATCGCACACAGGATGCGGTAGCCAGAAGGTTGAGGCAGTTGCTTGGCCTTCTCTTCTGCCGTTTGGGGCAGTACGGTTGCGTTGTTTGGGTCGGTTGCGTCCTGCCCAATTAAGATTTCAGTCATCGGATTTCTCCATCCTTTCTTTGGTTTCTAACAACATGTTATTGGCAATAAGTAAGCCTCGGTACACACCGCACGCATGTTGGTACGCGCCGTGATCCGTGGCTTTGCCCATCACCAAGTCTTCTTCGATGAGGCGTTGTTCCTCACGTATCTTTTTTGAGAGATACGTTAGAAGGTCTTCACTCATTTATGCTCCTTTTTTGGTGGTTGGGGATTCTGTCGTGTTTCGCGGGCAATCTCGATGCCCATGCGCATACCCTCGGCCTGTTGCTTGGCCTTCTCTGCGCCAACCTTTGCGCCGATCTGAGCACCTGCAATTTCTTTCTGCGACGCGATGCGCTCGCGCTCCACGTCGATTTGGTCTTTCTTCGCAGCAGCGTCGATAAGAAGTTTTTGCTTCTTGATCTCGGTCTCTTGTGCTTTGAGTTGCAACTCTTGTTGTTGCATCTGCACGATGGGGTCTTGCGCGGCTTGCTGGGCTTGTTCTTGAGCCACAGCGGCTTGGTTCTTTTGGAGAACCTGCTGGGCAGCGGCAGCAGCCAGACGAGAGATTTGCACCTCGGTGTCTTCCGACATCTCGGCGTTTGGAGCAGGGTAAGGAACACCAGCGGCCTCTTCGATCTGCTTGCGATACTCGAAGGCCAAATGTTCTTGGATGTGCGCAGCCAATGCGCCTTGGATCGTACGAGCGTTCGGGCTTTGACCGATTAACTGCGCAATCTTGGGGTCTTGCGCCGCAGCCATGTGCACAGTGATGTGTGCCTGATGGTCTTGGTAGATGAAGGCTTTGACAGGCTTGCCGTTAATCATGTCCATGTTTTCGGAGACAGGATCACGCGGCTTGAAGTCGTCCTCCATTGGAACCAGTTTTGCAGCGTTCTTGATGCCCAACACCTCCAGCATCTGACGATGCAAGTAGGGCAGGTCATACAGTTGGGGCGCAGTCTGCGCCAGTTGCATCACCGCTTGGTACTGAACCACTTTCTGCGACATGGTTGCCGCATTGGGGTCCGATACCGGAATGACTTCCACCAAGTCGTAGTCGCTACGCTTCGCATGAGGGTTGCCGTCGTACGGCTCGTAGGAATACTCCTCGGGGGTGTAGTCGCGGATGATGGTCTTCAAGAGGCGGAACTCTTGGCGCATCGCATAGTGGATGCGGGCCTGCACAGCAGACATCACCTTCAGAGTGCGCTCAAGGATAGCCAGCGTTGTGCCCACAGGGGCTTGGGCCGACATATCAGACACCTTCAAATCAGCCGCAGCAGCGAAGCGACGGCCTTCCTCTACGATGGTGCCCAACAAAGTGTACAGAACTTGCGACGGCTCCTTGTAGGGGAGCGTCATGATGTTGTCCTTGATGGTACCGCTGGTCACGTCCACATCTCGGAACTCTGCGGGCGCGATGGGAGTGTCGTCCCCCTTGACGCGCAGACCCTTGGTTTTGAAGCCCCCGGGCAGGTTAGACAACGTGCCAGCATCCACCAACTGACGGATGATGCTCGTGCCAGACTTGGCGAATGCGCCGATCAAGTGGATCAGGCCGAAGGCATAGAAGCCAAAGCCGGGGATGTAGGGGTAGTGGACGAAGTGTTGGCGCTTCTGTCTGGTCGGGTCATCCGGGTTCCAGTTGCGGCGGATAGCCAGCACGGTCTGAGTGGATTTCTCAATAGTCACGACGTAAGGCAGAGCAATGCCCGTCTCTTCGCCATCGTCGTCCTTATCCTCATCACCGGGGAGCACGAGGTTGACGTGCATCTCCAACAACTTGTAGCGGTCATCCTGCGAAGCACGGAAGCCCATCTTCTCAGCGATCTTCTTCTCTACTTCGTCGAAGGTGTCTTGCGGATCACCCAACTCAACATCGCGGTAGAAGCCCGCCACCTGCAACTTGCGCAACTCGTTAGGAGTCTTGCGCATCACGTGAGTTACACGCTCGGCAGTCTCGATATTAGAGGCTCCGTAGGGCACCACAATATCTTCTGCGGGTACGAAAATAGCCACTTGGCGCTCTAGGCCGGGATCGTAATACACCTTCTTGAAGGCGTTACCCGCCAGACCCAAGCCCCACAACAGACGCTCTTGCTCCGGGCGGTACTCGACCATCACCTCGGTCAACTGGTAGTTCATGTCGTCCTTGACACGAATAGCCGCTTCACGTTTCTCGGTGGTTTCTTTGCCTATGATCTGTGTGCGCACGGGACCACTGGCTGGGAATGTCTCCATCATGGTCTCGGCTTGGAACTTGACCAGTGCTTCGGAGAGCAGTGGGTGGTAGACCCCGCAGGCTCCGGGCCAAGGCTCGGTGCGGTCTTCGATCTTCATACCCAGCAACTCTAGGCCGTCAACGTAAGTCTGTATCCAGTCTTTGCGCGAAGAAATATCTTCTTCAAACTCACCAAGCAGGTCGCCAGCAAGCATCGCCAACTGGTTGCTAGCCATGTCTTCGGCAAGGTTGGTGTTGAAGTCGTTAGGGTCGGATTCACCCGGCTCCAATACGATCTCCATCCCACCTGCTTCAATGGTAACTTTTTCGGGGTCTTCGATCTCGATTTCAATATCAGGCTCACCTGACATCAAGGATTGAGGGTCTAACCCGAGAGGGGCTTGAGAAAGTGCTTTGTCAATACTCATGATGTGTCCTTTTAGTAGTACCCCTCGAACTTGCGTCTAAACATGCGCGGTTCATCATCTTCATCCAAGGATGTCCTGATGTACCCACCCTTACGAAAACGCATCAACGCAAGGGATACCGAGTCAACATAGTCATCATGCTCGCCCGAGGGGAAACTGGCTACTTCATCAATGACTTCTTCTGCCCAATTCGTGTTGGGTGCCCATACTTTGCCAGAGGCAAACAAGTCTGACACCGCATTCAATCTCGAAATCTTATCGTTACCTTTGACCGGAGTGAACTCCTGCACAGGTATGCCCATCGCACGCAACTCATAAATGAGCGGCGCACCCGAAGCCTTCTTTTCAATTATCACCGAGTCGGGTTCCCAGTCCTTATAGTGCTCGATGGCGACTCGCTTGAGTTCAGGAAACTCCATCCGGTCACGGAAGGCATTAAGCAGGATGATGTTTGTGTCTGTTTTGCCTGTATCGGGGTTTTCTTGGTAGAACACGCCCCATGTCGTACACGCCGAGTAGTCGCTGCGGTTGGTTTTCTCGAAGGCCGTATCCCATGACATCAGCGTAAAGTCGCACCACGGGGGGTCATCTTTGTCCCATATCCTCCACCACTCCCGCTTGACGATAGCGGAGGTCTCGGATGTGGGCTGCTGCATGTACTGAGCCATCCATTTGCTGTTTGGCAGTTCTTTTTGCAGCGCGGATAACTCATTTATCGACCAAAACTCAGGCCACAGGGGGTTTCCAGAGGGCATGATGGCTGGAAAGTCGATCACCTCCCACTCTTCACCGCCCCGTTGGGCCTCTGCCTTCAAGACCTGACCCGTCAAGTCCTTCTTACTCCAGCGCGTCATCACGATGACGATGGCACCACCCGGTTGCAGACGCTGACGAGGGCCTGATGTGTACCACTCGTAGGTCTTGTCGTAGATTTCAGGGTTAGTTTCTGCCAGCGCGGCCTCTTGTTCCGAGTGCGGGTCGTCAATGATGAGCAGGTCAGCGCCTTTACCAGTCACCGCACCACCCACACCGATAGCGAAGTACTCGCCACCCTTGTTTGTCGCCCAGCGACCGGCTGCTTTACTGTCTGTTTGCAAGGCAACACCCGGGAATATCCGCGTGTATATCTCTTGGTCCACCAAGTTACGCACCTTACGCCCGAAGCCCACCGCCAGTTCTGCTGTGTGAGAGGTCTGAATGACCTTTTTATGCGGGAATCTGCCGAGGAACCAAGCCGGAAGGAGGTATGAGGCGAACTCTGACTTAGTATGCCGGGGTGGCATGTTGATGATGAGGCGCTTGACCTTGCCTTCAGCCACCCGCTCGAAGGCCGCAGCCATCTTGGCATGGTGCCGACCACTGATGAATGCGGGCCAGACCTCGTTGACGAAGGCCAGAAACTTATTCTGACTGACCTTGCGCACCTTGAGTTCTTGCAGTTTTTCGAGTTCCGCCAGCAGTTTTTCCTGCTCAGGCAGCGAGAGCAGCGGCAGTATGGAGGGGATGTCCTTGAGAGAGACGTTCTCAAGTGCTTGTTGGGCTGTTGTCATCTGTCGTCTCGTCGGTTGCATCGTCCAACTCGCTGGCTAGGGGAGGCAACTCCTCCTCTTGCACACTAGCCACCCCCAGTTGTTCATCAAGGTCTGCTCCAATAGGAGTAACGTCAATAATGTCGGCATTAAGTAGTCGCTTTACGCGCTCCTTGATAGCCGCTTCCAAGTCCTCCGGGTTCTTATAGTTAATTGTGATTTCACTGCGTTCAGTGAACAGCCCAATATCACTGTGCTTGCCAAGAAGTTCTAGGGCCTTCAACTCATACCGAGGGTCGCCACAGTTGGCAATCTCCATGAGTTTGTGTGTGATGGCTGACCGCGCTTGGGCTACATCCAAGGCAATCTGCTGCCCATAGGTTCTGAGGAACGCCGCAGCCGCAAAGGCTGTGTTGGGGTTTGTTAGGTTTTGGGATTTACGATTCTTGATGGCCTGCTCGATGAGACTTTTCTCTCTGTCGGCAGTGCGTTCGTCCACTTCAAGTGGGGCACCAAGTGCAACCTGCATTTCCGCCGTGTTGGCGGCAACTGCTACTTCTTCAGCAAATGTGGAGACGACTTCATCCTCCGTGTCAAAAGGCACAGGGTGAGCAGCAGTGGGTTCTATGTGAACAGTAGGCATGTAAGAAGCGGTTTGTGGCTCCAGTTGTGCGCAGTATACACAGTAACGTAGGTGGAGGGAAAGCCCCCACAAAAAATATATACCCCCCGGGGGGCACGAATTTGAAAAGACAAGGGGGGCCTTTCTGTAGAAAGAGTCTTGTCAGGCTACGCCTAATTGAATAGGGGGTACCCCCTTAATGACTGTGGAACATCTTTGTGAAACATAGGCACGGAATCACGGAGTGGCGGCGAGGCGTATACAGAGATTAAGGGAGTTACGGAGTGGCAGTAAGAATGTGGTACGAAGTTAGTGGAAGTTGTCGGGGCAGGTGATCCAATGTGCAGATTAGTAAGTAGAGGGGGACCACACCTCCCTATTCTGGGATTTGGGGGTAGCAGGGTAGTGGGGTCGCGCCTTGTCTAACATTGTTAACTCGGGACTACAAGGCAAATTATTGTTTCCCAAATATTAGCTTTTTTGTATCATATTTTGATATAATATACCCATGCAGAACAAAAATGCTCTGCATCCGGTTAGACGGATTTATCTAACATTATCAGGAGTTTAAAATGGAAAATATCATCGTAGACGGTAACGTGGTATCTCTTGAAACCTTGCGCCACAATGTAGCAGAGGCAGTGGTTCGGGCCTACGGTGCGGAACGCGAGTATGCCGTGGCGTTGAACGCCATGTTCGCGGGTTTTGAATGGTTCGATATTGAGGCCAGCGACACTAGCGAAACCGCCAAGCCCGTACACGCTGAGAAAAAGGCGCTTTACGTGGAATTGAAAAACGCCAAGCATTCCAACCCTAGCACAGTATGGGCGCGTATTCGCAAATACGGACGCGAAGAGCGGCACGGCAAGCCCGAGAGTGCAAGTGGCGAAGGTGGTGAAGGTGAAGGTGAAGGTGAAGGTGCTGGTAATGCCGCACGTGATCCCGTAACGCGTAACGTGGAGGAATTGCTTGCCTTGTATAAATTCAATGCGCGCCAAGAATCGCTCCCCGCGAAAATCACCGAAGCGCAGAAATTTATCACCTCTGCGCTGAAAGCCCTAGGTGTTGATCTGAACATGATCAAGTAAACCGAATCGCCCCCGAGACAATCCCGTTTCGGGGGTTTTTCTTTTACCCGGAGTAAAGCACATGTAAAAAATCCCGTTTGGGGAGAACCGCGAAGCGGATCGATAAATCTCTCCCGGTTGTAGGGTACCGACGAATAACAAAGCCCTTCACGAATCGCCCTCGAGACAATCCCGTTTCGGGGGTTTTTCTTTTGTGTTCCCCCTAGCGTCTTAGGACTTGAGACCGATGATAGTGCCCAGAGCAGTGGATGGCCGAACGGCGGGAGACGTGGGGTTTTTCTTTTGTGTTTCCCCTAGCGGCTTAGGACTTGGGACCGATGATAGTAACCAGAGCAGTGGATGGACATGCGGTTAACAGTGTTAGGACTGCGCCGAAAACTTAACCTGCGTAGCAGGTTAACCCAAAAAAA